CAAGTCACCAAAGCCTCCCTCCATCTCTGGAGGGTCCCACTATAAGGGACTTCGGCCCTCCTAGTTAGGTCAGAGAGAAAAGTATCTGGAAAAACCAGAGCACTTTTCCTTTCTCTCCAAACTAAGTCGGAAGGACTACCTTATAGCAGGTTTAGGTGCCCGCTCGAGTACTACTTGCAGTGCTTAGTACCAGTTACACGACGTGACTTAGGCGTTAAGGTAGGCCGAGTCTGGGTATCTGCTCTAAAACCAGTATATCTTTCGATATACTGATACATAGGAACAGATTCCATGGCTCGATCCTGCCAAACGTCTAAAAGTTGCTTAGTTAACCGGGCCTGAGCTAGTGAGATAGACCGAGCTCTTCTAAGGCTAAAGATTGCTTCTCCAACATAGTATTTCGAAATACCTAACTCAAAGATATCAACATCTTCGTCACTAACCAAACGGTTAACGGCGTCGACACTGAGTCTAAGAAGGGTATTCGCAACACTAATAACGGGGAGCGTCTCACGTCTTAGAGCTTGGTATAACTGGACATTCAAGCTTGGGAGATGTTTAAGAGCCTGGGCATCCATAGTTTGCACTATGGTATCCCGGTTCTCAAACAATCTCTCAACATCCGAGACCGCTATCTTCAACTTCATCTCTTTGATAAAATCAACGAGGAGATTTAACATCTCGGGAGTCGAAATAAACTCCCATAAAGGAAAAGTCCTGTGGAAGTATTGCTGCACAGACACTCTCAAAGAGTGTCCGGCATTAATTCGGTCACAGGATATAGAGTTCTCATCAGTAACCTTACTGATAAAGTTCCCTATATAGTGGTAAACCATATACAGTTTGATTATCCTCTCTGCTTGCGCAGGGCGTTTAAAGAAACTGAATATGGCTCGGATCAAGTCTGGGTGCTCAGAGATAGGCAAGTTCCATCCGTGAGTAGCTTGGTTCCGAAGAAACTCGTGAAGAAGTGAATACTTCTTCCAAGTCTCTAAGAGACCCCCGATACTAAAACCTGACACCTCAATACCCGAAATGACAATCCTTTTGGCGAATTCTAGCATCTTATCAGATACTAAAGTTTTCTCATCAGAGATTGGCATATCGAGTTGAGAGCATAAGATTTTATATTGAAGAGCTACCTCACGATTGGCTATAACTAAATCATCACCTAATAGGCAGTAGTCAGGAAAATAATGCCCAGGTTTAACAACCTTAGCATTAATTGCTGACAACTGAACCATTACATGATGACTTAGAGCCATCGCGGCCCAAGAGGAGTATGCTCCCATTGGCTGTCCCGCCCGATAATAAACCGGGTGGTCACAGTCTCTGTTCACAAAGGCTTCTCCTACTAGCAGGCGTTTCCATGCTAACGCATGGTCTTCCCCAATCAGATTAGTTAAAACACTAACCTGAAAGTCAACAGGCATTCTGTCTGTTGCAGCGGAAAGATCATAACAATAGTATGGACCGGTAGAAGGTAGAGAAGACTGAAAGTCATCCTGATTAAAGGTAAAATCAGACGGTATATTTCTCAATATACCCATTAAAGCATCATGAAGAGGCTTTAATGCTGTCTGAGTCCAATAATCAAGAATGGCAATCACTCTTGTCTTACCTTCCTTATCACTAAAGTAACTAAGCTTACGAGAATACTTTTCAGCCTTTGAGTGGATTAATCTCCAAATCTCCATCATTGAGTATCCTAAACCGGTACGCTGAAAAGGCTTAGTCATAGCTACTTGAAGCGCTAACCCACCCAAAAGGATAATATCTTCCTTTTGTTGAGGTGTTATAGCGTCCAAGTCAGTTAAGGCTGAAGCCAAAGCAGGACCGTTAGGACCACTCTTTGTAGAGAAAT